AGAAGGATGACGCCAAGTATCTGTCCACGATGAGCAAGCGGTACTGGACCAACGGTCCGTTCCACGACATCTTCTCGTTGAAATACGACACCAAGGAGGAGATGGTGTGGGATATGCCGGTCGACTCCACGCTGCGGGTGGCGACGGCGTCCAAGGACGAGGTCGGCCGAGGCATGACCATCCAGGGCTGCCACTGCTCGGAGGTCGCGTTCTACGGTGAGACGGCGGACTCCATCATCCCCGGTCTAGAGAACGCCATCCCCGATGAGCACGGAACAGTGTGGATCCACGAGTCGACCGCGCAGGGGGTCGGCGGGTACTTCCACGACGAGTGGCTCAAGGCCACCGATCCCGCCGGGGGCAAGAGCGACTTCATCCCCATGTTCTTCCCGTGGTTCTGGCACGACGAGTACGAGTCGGACGTTCCGTTGACCTTTGACGAGCTCGACAGTGACGGCGAGTTCGGCGACGAGGTCTCCGTGGTCCGCTTCCTCATTGACGAGGGCGTGGCGCCCAACCGCATCCTGGCCAAGATGGCGTGGCGCCGGCGCAAGATCCGCAACGCTCCGAAAGGTCTCGACGGGTTCCATGAGGAGTACCCCTGCACACCCGAGGAGGCTTTCCTCTCGACGGGCGCCAACGTGTTCCCGATCCAACCGTTGCGCGACTGTTACAAGCCCCACGTCGGGAGCTCAAGGGGCTACCTCTACAACAACGCCGGGGCGGTGGCGTTCCGCGAGACCGAGGCCGGCCACTGGACGATCTTCAAGTGGCCAGGCAAGCGGCAGAAGTACGCCATCGGTGTCGACCCGACCAAGACCATCGACGGGGATCCGTGCGCCATCCAGGTCATCAACCGCGCCACAATGGAGCAGGTCGCGGTCTGGCACGGTCATGCGGTGCCGGCCCGCGTTGGCGAGATCGCGCTGGCCGCGGCCTACTTCTACAACAACGCCATCTTGAACACCGAGGTCCAGGGCGGCGGCCACGAGGTTATGAACGTGTGGCGGACTAACGGGTACAACGGGATCTGGCTGGATCGCCGGCCCGACAAGGCCAAGGTCTCGGGCCAGCTCCTCGGGTGGAAGACGACGTGGGACACCAAGCAGTGGCTCATCGCCACCGTCCAGGGATTCCTCGCCCGGGGCGAGGTCCTGATCCACCACGGCGCCACCTACTACGAGATGACCCAGTTCACGGCCAAAGAGGACGGGACCTATGGGCCCGCCCGCCGGTCGGGCCACGACGATTGCGTCATGTCCTATGGGATCGCCGTGATGACGGCCATGACCGAGTGGCGGACACTGGACATGAACGAGGTCATGGGGGTGGGATCGGGCACGGCGGACATCGGGGCCCACCGCATCGTGATCGAGAACCAGGGTCGGGCCGTCAACCCCGAGATGCTGGGAGTCCCGACCCAGGACTTCATGCCTGTCTATGCTCTCGCCGGAGAGATCGAGGACTGGCTTTGACCTACGCCTACTGGTGCCCCAATTGCGGAACGATCGAGGTTGAGATCCGCTCTGACAAGGTTGCCTGCCTTGAGTGCAAGGCCACGGCCAAGCGTGTCTGGGCCGTGACGCTGGACCGTCACTCCACCAAGCACACCGGGCGCTATGACCCCCAGGTCGGCCAGTACGTCCGCAACGAGCGCGAGTTTCACGAGCTCCTCAAGGCCGGCGCCGAGCGCCAGGAGCAAGAGCTCAACATGGCGGTGCCCCTCGCCACCGTCGATGCCCGCGATGATCAGGCGCTGGCCGAGATCCACGGCACCGGGATGGACCACCGGCTCGAGGTCCGTGAGCAGACCGCCCGCAAACTCCATGACGAGAAGGTCAAGGCGAACAAGGAGTCCAAGCCCAAGGTGCTGACGAGCTGATGTGCGACCACTGCGGGGGACCTCTGCCGGTCGACAAGAAGGGCCGGCCAGCGCCGTGGCGCTGTAATACGCCGCCGCACGCCGGGGAGAACTGGTGCGACGCGTGCGTCCGCGAGGCTTCGCGGCATGACTGAGTCCGCCGGCACCCTCATCCAGGTCGAGCGCCCGCCCAACTACGACGAGCACGAGTTCCTCCAACGGCTGACGAACATCTACACCATGGCCAAGCAGGCCAAGGGCAACATGCTCAACGAGTGGAAGCGCAACTTCCGCCTGACCATGAACCGTTCGTCCTCCGCCCTGCCGGCGGCGGCAGGGATCCGGGCCAACGAGGTCTTCCCCGTCATCGACTCTCGCATCGGGTGGATGACCGACCAGGAGATCTCGTGCTCCATCACGCCGGCGGCCGACCCGTTCTCGCCGTGGTTCGGCGTCCAGGACATCTTGGCCGAGCAGCTCGAGTGCGTGATGAACAGCGTGTACGTCACCGACCAGTGGTACGCCGAGATCAACAAGATGCTCTGGAACAGCGGCATGTACGGGGCGGGGTTCATCAAGGTCGGCTGGGACCAAGGGCTCGAGGACGGCTACGGGCAGGTGGTCATCAAGTCCACGTCGCCGTGGTGCCTCTACATCGACCCGTTCTGCGAGTCCCTGGACGATGCCGAGTTCATCATCGAGGTCCACACGATGTCAGAGGGCCAGATCGAGCGCCGGTACCCCAAGTCCAGTCTCCGCAAGATCCGCCGTGCCCTGACCTCGGGCGACACGTCCAAGGAGCACGTCGCACCGACCCAGGAGCAGAACGTCCCCAAGCAGGGTTACCTCATCCCGATCGACGCTGGCCAGGGTGCGACGACATGGGGTCCGCCCGGTGGAGCTCCCCAGCCCTATTCCGAGCAGCCCTACCGCGCCGTGAACGTGTACGAGTGCTGGATCAAAGAGAACTGTATGGAGTGGATCACGCCACCGGATCCCGCGCACGAGCCGTACCCGGTCATCACCAGCGAGTGGCGGGTCATCGTCCATTCCGGCGGCGAGGTCTTGCTGGACGAGTACGCATCCAACATCTTCCACGTCAACCGCCACCCTTACGTCCGCTATGTCGACGTCGAGACCGGCGAGCTGTGGGGATCGGCTCTCGTGCGCGACATCGGCCCATGCCAGGTGGCGATGAACCGGCTCCTGGCGTTGCTCCAGAACAACATCGAGTACACGGGCAACCCGATCTTCGTCGGCGTGAAGCACTCTGGCATGGACCGCTCCACGTTCATCAACCGCCCGGGGCGGATCTACGACGTCGACGGCGGGCCCAACGCGCAGAACGCCAAGCCCCAATGGCTCTCTCCGCCGAACATGCCCAACATCATCATGGACTTCTTGAACTGGTGGCGTGACGAGATCGAACGCATCGCAGGATTGCAGGGAGGTCAGCGTGGCGAGATTCCTAGCGGACGAGCCACCGACAAACAGGTCAGCGCGACTCAAGAGGCTGGCTTCATCCGAGTCCGATCTGCGCAGAGAAATCTCGAGCTTTGTCTACGCAAGGCTTTTGAGCTATGCGCGAATCTCATCGTCATCAACTACGACGTCCCCCGCACGGTCGCCATTGTCGGGCCCGAAGGGGAGATGAACGCGGTCAAGCTGGCGGCCAATCATTTCTACGCCCCGGGATCGCCGGACGGTCCCGCACCGCTGCGGTTCTCGCTCTTGGTGAACGCCGGCTCCTCGAAGCCGACGTCGCGGGCGGCGAGGATCGCCGAGGCGAACCAGCTCTACCAAATGGGCATCGTGGACAAGAAGTACGTCGCCCAGGCGTACCGCATCACGCACTACCAGGCGGTCGAGGCCCGCAAGCAGCAAGAGGACCAGCAGAAGGCCGTCATGGAAGCCATCGCCGGCGGTGGCGGCGGCCAGCCGAAAGGCCCTGGTACTGGGCACGCCCACGGGCCCAAGGCCGCCTGATCCTCGCATCGAGCTCGCCGCAGGGCTAGAGTCCGCGCCATGGAGTACCCGATGGTCGACCGCTGTGCTCTGGACCCCGAGATGTCCACCAAGGGCCGAGGGTCCATCAACCCAGCTGAGCGGGGGAACATGATCTTCCCCGGTGAGATCGAGCACCAGCCCGTCAACTCGTTCGGGTTCGGGAGCGACTGCACCGAAGATGCCGGGGGCGACCCCGACAACCGCACGGGGGCATAGGCGACCGGAGTGCCCTTCTCGTCCGAGAAGCAAAGGCGCTTTCTGTGGTCCCAGCATCCCGACATCGCCGAGGCATGGGCGCACGGCCGCTCATCTGTCACTGGCCGCAAGGAATCCGAGAGTCAGCGCGGCAAGCGTAAGTCCAGGTCGAAGTCTCGTTCCCACCGTAAATCAAGTCGTGGGGGTCGATGATGGATCTCCTTGAGCAGCTTGAGGATCGGTTTCTGGTCGGCGATGGGTGCTGGGAATGGACGGGCCAGGTCAACCACAAGGGCTACGGAGTTCTGTACCAGCGACCCGGTTACAGGCCGCGGAACCGCAAAGCTCACCGCGTGGTGTATGAGCTCCTGGTCGGTCCGATCCCCACTGGTAAGCAACTCGATCACCAGTGCCACAATCAGGATAAGTCCTGCCCAGGTGGGGTGACCTGTCGCCACCGCCGCTGCGTCAATCCGGGACATCTTGAGCCCGTAACGCCCAAGATCAACACTGGTCGGGGCCGAGGCCCCTCCAACAAACGGATTGGGGGTGACAGATGAACGATCGTTTCCGTGGCCGTAAGGGCCACAAGCGCCACGGGCGCAAGGGCCGGTAGCTTGACCGACCCACCCTGATCGGTGTCCATGCCGGTCATGGCTTTGTGTGAGATACCCCCGGGTTCCGACACCCCCGGGGGTATTTCGCGTCAGCATCGCTGACAGATCGTTTGCGCGAGTGGTACTGTCCGCGACGCTGACGCTCCTTGGGAGGTTGCGAAATGGCCGATGACCAGAATCAGGTCCGACCGGACTACGGGCCCCAGCCGAAAGGCAAAGCGAACATCATGCGCCAGGGCCAGACGGAGAACGACGCCTATGGCCAGGACCCCATGGCGACGGGCGTGATCGGTCCAGTCCGAGACAACCCGGATCTCTAGTCCGTGGCTGGCGGCAAGAGCGAAGCGCCCGAGAGTGTCGCCGCCGCGACGGGCGACATCTTGAACGCCATCGTCCGAGCGCAACAGGCGCCCGACGCCGTTCACTACGCCGGCCCACTCCTCAAACTCCAGATGCAAGTCCTCGACATGGTCCACGGGCAGATGAAGGGCGGGCAGCAAGGAGGCCCTCCCGCACCGCCTGGTCAAGGAGGCGGCGCGCCGCCAGGAGCCGGCGGTCCTCCGGGGGGATCACCGCTCATGGGCGGGATCGCCGGTATGCAAGGTGGCGCGCCGCAGGGACCATCGTCTGCCACATCCGGTGCGGGTCCGTCGACCTCTGGCATGGACCCCGAGCAAATGCGCCAGATGGCGCTCCTCGGAGGTAACCAATGAGTTCGATTGGCGAACTGTTCGGGTTCCCCGGACAAGCACCCGAGAACGAGACGCCGTTCGACCCCGCGACCCTCGATCAACAGTTGGACCACCTGCTGGCCACGCGTCCGATCCCGGGAGCGCCCGAGGGGTACCAGCGACCGACACAGCCTCCAGCGCCGGCTTCGGATGGGTCCACCGACGCTATGGGTGGGGTACCCGGGACGGCGGCGCCGGTCGCGCCGGAGGCGCCACCGCCCTCCCCACCGTGGCCCGCTGGCCCCGCGTCCGCCTGGCCACCCGAGTCTCCGCCGCTTCCCGCGGCTCCTCCGCCGGCGCCTGTGTCCGAGCCGGTCAGCCCGCCCGCGGCGCCGGCGGATCCATTCGCTGGCCTGTCAGAGATGGAGCGCCACGAGCTGCTCTTGATCCACCAGGGGATGCGCGATCCCGAGCGCCAGGCCGCGATCCGCCGCGCCTACATCGGTGGCGAGACACAACCGCCGGTTGGGCCGCCGCCCTCAGTACCTCCAGCAGTGGCCCCGCCGGCGCCACCCGAGCTCAAGCTGCCCGAGGACATCGACCCCCAGTCCACCGAGGCGCAGGTCTGGTTCGCCCAGCAGGATCAGGCCCGCCAGCTGGCCGAGATCCGGGCCCAGGTCACCGCGCAGGCGACAGCGACGGCCGAGCAAAACGCCCAGGTGGCCGCCCGCAACGCGACCAATGCCTTCGCCCAGCGCTACGGCGGAACCCTCTCCCAAGAGGAGATGCAGTGGGTCTGCCAGATGGCCGGCTACCAGAATCTCCCCGACATCTTCGCTTCCTCGGATCCGAAGCTCAGTCAGGAACAGGCCATGACCAAGGCCCTCGAGTTCCAACTGCGGTCGACGGATTCGTTGCTGGCGAAGGTTCTCGGTGGTGCAGCTCCCCCCGCGACGGGGATCCCTGCGCCGCCGCCACTGCCACCGGGAGCACCCGCTCCGGTGGTCTACCCCGGGCAAACGCCAGAGGCAGATGCCCGAAAGAGGTACCTCACCGCGGTATCGTCCGCCGCATCCCCATCCGGTGAAGCACCAGTACGTCAGCCGATTGCCCATCGGGCAGACGGCAAGCTCGATGAGCGAAGCCGCATGCAAATGATCCAAGAAATGACTGGTGGAGGGGCCTTGAGCGAGCTCATGGGCCCCAACTAACGGAAGGGATAGCTGAATGGTCACTCCAACTGGGGTCGACATGATCTCGTCAATCTCGCGCCGCATCCTGCGCGAGGAGGCCACCGACGTCTATTACCTCGGATCTCCGTGGACATGGCGCCTGTGGGCCAAGAACAAGATCGTCCGTCGTGGTGGACTGCACATCGAGTCGCGGTTCATCTACCAGCCGTGGTCGACGGGTGGTGCGTTCTACGGGCCCGAGGTCCTCAACGTGGAGCCGTCCGACCCCGAGATCTCGGGTGCGTGGGACTGGAAGGAGTATTACACCAGCGTCACGATCGACCAGCGGTCGCTCATCCGGGCCGACTCGGAGTACGCGGTGGCCAACTACGTCATCGAGCAGTGCGAGATCGCCAAGATGGACCTGCGCGACAAGCTCGCCTATGGCGTGTGGAGCGACGGCTCGAACTTCAAGCAGTTCGACGGCATGTACGAGATCATCGACAACGGCACGATCTCGTCCACCTACGGCGGATTGAGCCGCTCGAGCTACCCGTTCCTCGATGCCCAGCTCGACACGTCGACCACGACGCTCAACCTCGGGGCGCTCAACTCCTTGTTCGACCTGGCGTCCAAGGGCGCCCGCTCGCCCAAGCTGATCGTCTCGTCTCGCGCCAACTTGACGCGGTTCGAGAACCTGCTCCAGGCGCAGGTCCAGTACACCCAGCCGACCGCAGTGATCGACCAGACGTTCGCGTCGGGTGGATTCAGCGGTGGCTGGTACCGCAACCAGCCCTGGCTAGTGGACGAGCACATCAACCCGACCGGGACTGAGGGTGTGCTGTTCATGATTAACGACGACTACTTCGAGCTGGTCATCAACCAGAACGGAGACTTCGTCGTTCACCCGTTCCAGCAGCCGACCAACCAGTTCGTCATCACGAGCCTGGTCTACGTCGCTGGGAACATCATCTGCACCAACCCACAGGTGCAGGCCAAGATGACGGCCCTGACGGCCTGATCGAGAAGGAGCAGACATGCCTGTTGGTACAGGTCTCAACGTCATCGCCGCCGGCAATGAGATGCCGGTCTATGAGAAGTATTGGGAGCCGTTCGGGATCACCCCGGCGTCGGCGTCAGCCATCGTCTTGCCGACCGCGGCCGGCGCCGGTGCGCTGGTTCCTGGCGCGCTCATGTCGTTCGCCGCGGCTGGTGTCGGGTCGTACCCCCCGCTCGGGTTCGGCCAGGGGATCCAGTCCGGCGGTGACTGGGGAAACTCGCAGAACCCCACGTTCCCGTACAGCTGGACGGTCGCCACGGTCGACCTCTCGGCGGTCTCGGCGACCACGTTCCTTGCCGGCGTCCTGCTCGGCGTCGGCTCGCCTGGTATGCCCGCCCCGGTCGTGCCCAACACGATTTCGGGCACGCTTCCCGCGCTGATCGCCATGATCGCCAAGATCGGCCTGGTGCAGGTCCTCGTGGACAACACCACGACCATCGGTCACACGCTGAACCCATCGGCGACCGCGACCCACACGGGACAGGCGCACGACACGGGCGGCACGACCTGGACGGCCGGATCGACCATCGGCGTTGCCATGCAAGCCGTCACCGTCAGCGCCGGTCCGCTTCCGTGCTGGGCCAGCATCAACATCCCCTAGAGGAGACCCATGGCTGGATTGGCAACAGTTGGAAACAACCCGCCCGCATCGGCCGATAGCGAGCTGTGGCGCAACATCCTCATGGACCTGGGTACGACCGGGACAACGGGTCTCGGTGGATTCGGGAACATCGACATCGCGAGCGGGATGGGCACCATCCTCGCCCAGCTCGACTTGGCTCTGTTCAACTACCGGCCCGCGGGTGCGGGCTACGCCGGCATCACCGCGCCGACTGGGACACTCTCAGCCACGGCGTTGCGCCAGATGCTTACGCTCGCCACCGCTGCCTTTGCAGGTACGGGAGTTCTCCAGCTGGTCCAGACGCACATCCCGATCAACACCAAGATCTCAAACTTCAACTTCTTGGCCGGCACGACCGGGGACGCGGGCCCCACCCACCAGTGGATGGGGCTCTACGACAACAACCGCAACCTGCTCGCCATCTCAGGCGATGCGACGTCGACCGCTATTGCGGCATCGGTTGTTGCGACCTATCCCGTGGCCAGCGTGAACAGCACTCCTGGTGCACCAGCGACCGGCGCGGCCGTTGCCGCGACCAGTTTCACTACTTGGTACACCGGGCGTTACTACATCGGCCTGTTGATCGCCACGGGCAACGCCCCGACGCTCACCGCCGCACCGGCGACCGTGGCGGCGAACACGATGGTCCCCATCAACTCGGGCACGTCCACGGGCAGCTTGACCACGCCCTCGACCATTCCGACACAAGCCGGCGCGATCACGGCAACGGCTAACGTCCCCTACTTCTTTCTCACATAGGAGGAGAGATGGTCGCAACCCCATCAGTCCTCGAGCGGAGCGACGTTCGAGCTCGAGGCGCAGCGCCGCCCAAGGTCACGATCACGCCGTACCGTTCGCGCGGTGTCGTGTCCCAGCCCGAGGACCGCAACCGCAGCCGCGATGCTGGCGTGCCCTTCCTGCTCGAGAACGATGTCTGCCGGGTGGAAAACGTCGATGGTGTCAGCCACGTCTTCAAGTGGCACAAGCGTAAGTACCTCGTGCGCCCGGGCGAGGAAGGACTCGTCCCGTTCCCAGCTCTCGTCAATGCGCTGGGCGACCCACGGTCGGCACCGAACGACCAGATCCAGTTCCGCACCGAGGACGGCCAGACCGGCATCATCTTGACCCGCTACGAGTCGATCCGAACCCTGTTCGCCCGCTACGCCGTGGAGAACGAGGACATCGCCGATATGTGCGAGTTCGCGCCCAAGGTCATCGTGCGGCACCAAGAGACCGGCCAGGTCATCACCTTCCCGTCCCAAGACCCCGACTGCCCGACCTGGCCCGTGCCCATGCACCATGCGCCCGGACGCGAGCCGAGTGGGGACCGGGCCCGCATCGAGGCTCTCGCCGGCGAGAACGTCGAGCTCCGCACCGAGGTCGCCGACCTCCGCCGGCTCATCACCGAGCGCCTGGACCCGAGTATCACGCCCCAGCCTGAGCCGGTGGTCGTGCAGCAGGAGGCGCCGGCAGATCCGCTCTCCTCGGCCCTCATGGGCGTGCCAGGTGGCGGAGGCGCCGAGGTCGACCGGGGGCCCACCGGCACGTTCGAGTAGTCCGGGGGGCACATGACCCCATCCCGCCAGCCCACCCAAGACGACGACACCCGGAACCTCGAGTGGTTCCACATTGACGACTTCACCCCGGGTGTCTACGACAACAGCTTCATCTCGCTCGCCGAGCCCAAACTCTCCGCGCCCATGGGATCGGCCGACGCCACCGCCACCTTCTGTTGCGCTGCCCTCGGTGCGAATCTCGGGCTGGGTCCGCTCCCCGCTCTGACGACCATCGGCGTGTACCCCAACGCCATGCCGGGGGCGTCGACCAGCGCGTTCATCATCGGGTTCCAGGTCAACCCCAACCTCATTGACGAGCTCATCTTGATCTTCGCCGCCGATGACGGGACGGACCACTATCAGCAGGGCTGGTCCTACTACGTCCCCGGGGCCGCGCTCAATCAGATCTTCTCCAAGACGACGCCCACGCACCCGGGGATCTTCGGTGCGCCCTATCCGACGTGGACCCGTATGAACACCACGGGAGACGACCCGCCGCCCGAGCTGGTGTTCCCTTTGTCGGACGACACGACGCACCCGAATGGGTATCTCTATATCTACCCCGCTATCGCCAC